TAGCATTAGTTATTTGTTTATTATTGGTTATATATACATCAGTATTAGTACTAGTGTTTATATTATTATATATATATATATTATCCTTTAAACTTTTCTTTAAGGGGGTATTAAAGTTTTCTTTAAGGGGTATTAAAGATATGTTTAATACCCTCTGCTCAATTTCTTTGCTGTCTTTTTTGTAGATAAATTCAATGCTTAGGTAGCCCATTTTTGCAAGCTGGTTTACCCACTTAGATATGCTAATCGTGCTAACATTGTATAACTTGGCGAAGTATTTATTACTTGCTGTGCAGTTGCCTTGCTTGTCAGCTAAGGCAGTTATCTCGCCATAAAGAAGTTTTGCATTTGGGGTAAGGGCGGTATCGTACCGCACCTCTGCGGGTATTACCGCGAAGTAGTTTGGTCGTTCCATTATGTTTGCTGGTTTTACTTAATCAAATCTTCAATCCGTTCGCTAAATTCTTTTAATTCTGTGAAAAATAAAAGAAACTGCTCTAATTGAATATCATTTTCGCCATAAGCCTTAAATAAAATTTCAATCAATAGGTCGTACTCAACTTCGGTTAGCTGACCCATGTAATAGAAATTTTGTACCAATGTAATACGCTTAGGCGTTCGCTTTACCTTTTGATTTATTTCGTCAAAATAGATATGAAAATAGCGAATCATTATAAGGCGTTTTTAAAGTATTGGTCAATGACCAGCTTGCAGTCATCAAAATTATTAAGCCATATACTATACCAGTTCGCATTTTCAAGCGATTTAAGCCACATTTTTTGATTCGGTGTAGGTTTATTATACCCAACCTTTAGTTCTATCGCTAAACCATTGTATTTATCGTTTGGCGTAAAAATCAAAATATCGGGTATTCCTGAAGTAACACCAAGGTATTTCATTTTGTAGCGTTCAAACTTGCTACGCTTTCCCTCGTTCATTGGGTGGGTCATTACAGCTTCAGGATATGCAGTCATTACGTAAAGCATAACCGCGTGCTGTAAATGGTCTTCTTTGCCAAGATATTTGTAGTATGGGTTAGGTTTCGGCACATTACAAATCTAATCGAAATTTCCTTTGCTTTCGTACTCGGTTTGCAAAACGAAACTGCTGGGTATTGAATAACCCACTCCGTACTCGCTTAAAATAGACCGCGCTTTTTCAAATTCTTCAGGCTCAAATACCATTACATTGACCTTTGAATTATTGTACTTTTCGCTAAAAACAATAGGGTCGTATTTCTGCGCTATATTACTTACAGCGGATTCAAACGTACCGTATTTATCCGCTATTTGCTGCGTGCTTAAAACGCTTTTATAATATGCCCTTGCTATTTCATATCTCGTTTGGTCGTCAAATTTCTTTTTGCTCATAATGTTATTACGCCTTTTCTTTTAGTTTCTTCACCTCTATACCCAAGTGCTATACCCGTTTCTAAATAGAACTTCCATTCTGCTAATGCTTGCTTATAGGCTTCCCTTCCTCGCTCAATATGTTCTTCGCTTAAATCGTAACAAGTAACGTTGTAGGGGTAATTGGTTTCGCACGCAATAAAAATAAAGTTTTCTGCTGGCAAACCTAGTGCATCAGAATAAAATGCAGCTTGCAAATGGTAACCCCACTTGTAAATATCTCGCTTGAAGGCTTCTTTAGTATTTTCTTGACAAGTTTTTGGGTCGCTAATAAAGTTCTGAACGCGGTTAATACAGTCGGGGCGAACACGAACCTCAACGCCTTCAAACGTCAAATAATGGCTAAGTTCTATTTCTCCTTTGGTGTATTCTTGTGCTGTTTCGTTCTTATTGAAGTTTTCAAGAATCCCCATAACTTTTTCATAGCTTTCAGCATCTAAAAGCTGTTTGTTTTCTTCAGCAGCTTGCTCTAAAAACTTTGCCTTTTGTTCTTTGCCTTCTTTAGTGCGACCATCAAACTTAGGCATCACAATGTAGTCTTTATAAAACTGCTTCGGTTCTAATAGCGCAGTATGCACCGCAGTTCCCAAACTCAAGCTATCGCTTTCGTATGGCTTCTTGTTTAGGAAATGCCAAACGGACTTTTTCCAAATGTATTTTAGACCACTTGCGCTTATTGCATCGCTGCTATGGTATTGTTTGTTAGGTTCAATTTTTGTAATCATAGCTTAACAAATTATGGCTAATAAGCCGATTGAAATAAAAAAGGTTGCAACACTCATAAATGCGCCTACAACGTACAGGGCTAACATAACTCCAAAACTTTTATTATTCATAACTAAGGTCTATTTCGTATTCTAAAAAATAATCTTCCATAAAATCTATTTCATACGCTGGTATGATGGGCATTAAATCAGTTTTACTTTCATCAGTAGGTAACCAAATTTTAAGTATTTCAACTGAAGGCGAAATAGGTCGGTCAAAATAATTGCCTTGTTGCCCAGCATCGTAATTGTAGTACACGTTAATTTCAACGTTGCGTAAAGTGTAAGTTTGTTCTTTAATCATGGTATAAAAATTAAACCCCCCGAAGGGGGTTGGTTAATTATTTGATTTTATTTACAGTTGATTTATAGTTTTTGAAGAACTTAACACCTTCTGTACCTACTTCAGTGTACTTAGGTTGAGTAGTTGAAGTGTAGCAAATAGCTATACTGTATTCATTTTGGTAACCTGATTTTTTTGCTCTACCCATAGCTACTGCGGTATGAGTTCCTAAAGCATCTGAAAACTTAATTACATCTCCTTGTCTAATGTCTAAAATACTTACTTTCATTGTTTGTTTGTTTTTAATCACATAGCTAAATTAAAAAATATTTTTAATTCCACAAACAAAAAGCAAAAAAATTTTTAAAAAAAACGCTACCCGTTAGAGTAGCGTATGGCTTTGTTTACTGGGAAAACATCTTAAAAGGGTAAGTCATCTTCCTGTGCAACTGGCGCAGCTTGTGCTGGTGCAGCTTGTTGCTGTGGCTTGTATTGGTCAATACTTACCGCAACGTCCTTACCGTATTGGTCAGGCTGTTGTTTGTCATTAATGTTTAGCTTAATGTACTTTTTACCGTTGTATTCAAAAATGTTGTCTTGTGGTAAATCACTAAGGCAAATACTAATGTTTCTAAACTCGCCATATTGGCTGTTTATCTTTTTACCGTTACCTACATAAATTGTTTTCTTTGCTTCCATTATTCTACTTGTTTTTGATTGTTTACTAATTTGTGAAATTCAGTTATCGCCTTTATTACTTGTTTAGGCGTGCCTTTGACTTTGATAGTCATATTATCTCTAAAACTGTAATTAACCATAATTACAGCTTCATCTGTTGTTTTTGGATTCACAACTTAAAGATTTTTCGTATTTCAGCACCGTACTCTTTTTTCATTCTAAAACTCTTTAGAACCTTTTGTGCCTGTTCGGCTGTACCTTGTAGCGTAGCATGAAACTGCTGCTCGTTAAGCCACGGTCTGTTATCCTCTTTTTGATTGTTTACCGCATTGGTAACTTCATCTGCTGAAGCTATGGCGGTATCAATACCAATACCAAGGTAACCCAAAGCGCGACCTAATGCGCTGGTAAAACCGTTTTCTAAAAAGCTGGTCTTGTTAATGTAACTGCTATCGCGGTATTCTTGTGCGTGCGCTTCAGCCATTACATTGTTTTCTTGGTCTTTAATCGTAACCTTAAAAACGCCTTCTTTGTCGTTAAGTTCAACAACGCTTTCGTGAATTGACCAGCCAATAAAATCTTCGGCTGTTGTAAAATACTTTAACCGCTCGTTTACGGTAATGTAATCTGTCCCTTTAATGTTTACTGCTTTCATAGTTTTAAATGGTTATTTCAAATCCTAAATTCCGTAACTTTTGAATATCGCCAACGGTTAAATGTCGCGGGTCATCTAACTTCTTTTTTAAAGTAGGCATCGTAATACCCATTTCATCAGCCAACTCGCGTTTCAGCATTTTTTTCTGCTTCAGTTGTTCTTTAATTTCACTCATAGTTTACTGTTTTATAATGGCAAAAATAAAAAATAATTTTGGTTTTTAGCCCATAAATAAAAAATAATTTAAAAAAAAACTCCCACCCAGCCCGAAAGCTAAAGTGGGAGTCCCAGCAAACAAAGGGGAGCGTTTTAGGTTACATCACCTAATTGTATTGTGGAAATTGTTACGTTACTGGATTGATTCGGTTCGTGAAACTCTACGTTGTAAACACCGCTTTTGGCATTGTACGTTAGGCGGTCAATTATACCAGCACTAACCGTAGCGAAATCATTAAACTGTATATCTATTTTGTGGTAAGGGTATAATATATCGTCAAAATCTTGTGCTACAACCGAACACGAATAACGATTAATGTGCGCCCTGTTATCGTTTAGTATTTGCTGTGCAATAAGATAATTCAGCTTTGATTGACCCAACGTATAGCTTGGTGTTATAGCTGCGCTCTTTACATCGGTAAATTCTACAACTGGGTAAAAGAAGTCAAACTCGTATTTTAACTTTTTATTTTTTCTCGTTGAACCTGAAATAGCGTGTAACGTACGGATAGGCTCGTGGTAGTTCTTTACACTATATCGCCCTAAAAATACTTCGTCAAAATGTATTTTAGTTACCCCTCCGATAGTCGCTGTATCAATTACAGGCTCCCACATAATAATGCGGTAACGAACGTAGCTGCTATTGGCTTGCCCTGAAATAGTTTCTTTAATATCTACCCAAGTATTTTCCTGTGCATCAGCTTTATTAAATGGCAGCTTTGCTATTTGTGATTCAAGGGTATAAGATAACCATGCAACGCCAGTTGAATAGTAATAGCTTGGGCTTGTACCGCTTTGGCTTGCACTTACCTCTTTTACTATTGAATAGTAAATAGTGGTATCGTTATTATCCGAACCTGTATTTTCAATAAAGAAGCTGGTAAAGAAATAAAAATCTTCACCTAACGGGTCGTTCTCGTATTGGAAATCGCCTACGAAACCAGTATCAAATATCTTGTCGGTTGGCGTTCCGCTCGCAAGCATTTCTGTCGTTTTAACAGAATAGTTACCGCTCTTAACCCGTGAAGTTTTTATATAATCAAAGTTATCCGAATAGTAGGCATTGACTAAAATACTTGGTTTGGTTTCAAAGTTGGAATAAGGCGTAAGGTTTACAAAATCATCTGTTCTAATCAGCCCTACACCTATAAAATCAGTAGTGTAATTGTTACGGTTCATTACAACCTCAACTGCATCTATTGGCGTTTCGTAAACCACGCTTAAATCGTTTCCTACGGGCTTAAAATCTGTGGGTATAGTCTTAACTACACTTGGCGTAGTTGTGCCGACTAAACTGCCCGAAGTGCTGTATTCTTGAAAGCTGGGTGTGTCGCCATAAGACGAATTGTTTGTTATGTACCAATAATTATCCGATTGAAATACACGAGCATTGAACGCCTTTAAAACGTTGCTTAAATACCCATCAACGGTTTCGCTTATTAACTGAAAGCTGCTGCCGTAAGGAAACAGCCATTGCAAGTCCTCAAGTTCAGTAAAGCTATTTGTAATAAGTGGCTTGTAGGGTCTAAGCTGAAAGTCATTGCTAATTTTTATGCCTGAATTGTTAGGCAATAAATTTAGCATACTGTTTAGGTGCTTTATAACGCTTGAACGCGGTTTTATAACCTCAGCGTTATCCGCAATACTCAAACTACCAAGCATCGTTAAAAGGTCGGTAGCAATAAGCGTATAGCGTACAGGTACAGAAGAAATACGCTGCTGAAATGTAGCATTGTTTATATACCCTCGCCAATACTCAACAAGCGTTCCTGAACCGTTTTCAATATAAAACCTAACCTGAAACTCATCGGCAGTTGTCGCTTCTAAAATATCATTGATATTTATATTCTTTACCTCATCGCTCAAAAGGTTGATTTCTAACCTTGAACCCATTATATTGCCGTAAATATCATCGGTGCTATCCCATATCAATCGCACGGGTTCTTCAGTACCAATAATATTATTATCTGAAGTTGTAATGGTAGCAGTATGCCCTTCTTTATAAATAGATAAACGGTGCTTTCTATTGCCTTCTAAATTGCTCGCGAAGTTTAAGTTGTATATAAGACCGTATGCCATTTGTTATCCTGTAATAAAGTTTCCTCTTTGCTTGTTTGCTCGCTCCACAGCCACTACTAAATCCTGTCCATCAATTCTAAACTGACCTGTTAAGTTTACACCTCCATTTGGCGTAATCTTAGCTGGTATATTTCCAGTAGTTCCCAATGTAGGCGTACCTACTGAACCGCCACCTGACATACCGTTTGCGTTTAGATTTAAACCTGAAAGACCGCTAAATATAGCACCAAAATTACCACCTGTAAACAAGGCTAAAAGTGCAGCAGCAGCAGCAGCAGCCAACAAACGCTTAACTAATTCTTTAAGTGTTTCAATCATTGACCTAAAGAAGTTTTCGCCATTAAGTACAGCTTCAAAAGCACCAGCTAAATCGCGTGCTATCATAAGCGTTAGGTTGCTGACCGACTTAGTTGTTTCGTTTACTGTTTCTCCTATTTGCTGTAATGGGTCGCGTACTTTTGCTGCTGTATCGGCAACTATATTTCCAAAATATTCTATTGAAGCTGAATCAGTTGCTAAAGCATAAGTTAAATCAGAATCACCAGCAAGCATAATATCTAATGCCTTTGCTGTTTCGTTTGCTTGTGTTTCTATTGAAGTTAAATCATCTTCTAATGTTGGAATACTAACTCCCGTTGCTTTTGCAGCAGCACCGCCACTTGCAGTGGCAGTAGGTTTATTTAATTTATCTTGTAAATCTAAAAGAACGCCAGCTACTTTTACAGCTTGTTCATCAGCAGCAATTTTATCTTCAGTAGCTTTTTTAGATTCTTTAGAAGCTGCAACTTGTGCGCCAATCAAATTATTGACCGCAGCCATAGGGTCAATTAATCCGGAAACACCAATTTTAAGACGTTCCCATAAGCTAACATCAGGCGCAACTTCGCCTGTTAATTCATCTGCTGCTTTTACTCCTAAATAACCTAAAGCAGCTACTTGACCCAAAACAGGAAGTAGAGTTTTTAGTTTGCCTAAAGCTGCCGAACTAGTTAAAAATACAATAGCACTAGATAGACCACCTATTGCTCTTGTTATTGTCCCTATTGCACTAACTATTAATGGCGCAACTACAATAATTTCACCAAGTCGTATATATGCCTTTTGAGTATCTTCATCTAATGTTTTAAAGTCCTCAAATAAACCTTTTATACTTTCAGAAAGGTCTTGAATATGTGGTAGTAAACTTTCTAAAATTACACCGCCAACATCAGTAAGTGAATTTTGAACGCCTTTAAGTGATTTACGCAACTTAAATTCTGCGCTTTCTTGTAAAGTGCCAAATGCTTTTTCAGTAGCACCAGCACTTTTAGTCATGCTATCAAATATATCACGAGTAGTTTGAACGTTTGCACCAAGTAAGTCATATATTGGTAAAAGCGCACGAACATTTCCAAATACGCGTTGTGTCGCATCATCATTGCCCTCAAAACTTGTTTTCAGCGTTTCGAGTGCAGATAATAACCCTTTTTCTCTTATTTGTTGACGTAACCCTTCTGAACTTAAATTCATTTCTGCTAAGGCTTTTTTAGCATCAGCAGTTGGTTTTAAAAGTGAAGTTAAAATTGCTCGTATTTGTGTAGCAGCTTCAGCAGCATTTGTACCCGTTCTTGAAAGTGCAGCAAAGGCAGCACCTACTTCGTCAAAACGTATGCTCATAGCACTTGCTATTGGCAATACTCGCCCCATTGAGCCAGCTAATTCGCTTGCTTCTAATTTACCTTCACGAACCGCACTAACCATTACGTCAGTTGCATCGGCAGCAGAAAGCACTTCAGAACCATAAGCGTTCATTGCAGAAGTTGCAAGGTCAGCTACGGTTTTAGTATCACCTAAACCTACGGAAGCAGCTTTCATTGAAGCCTCTAACACTTGCATTGCTTCTTCGCCACGTAATCCAGCAGAAGTAATAAAGAATAATGCTTCAGCAGCTTCGTTTGAACTAACGCTTATATCCGTGGACATAGTTTTAACGCGTTCGCCCATTGCATCAACTTCATCGCCAGCAACACCAACTAAAGATTTTATTTGGGTCATTGACTTGTCAAAGGTTGCAGCCATTTTAACAGCAGCACCCCCAGCAATAGCCAACGGTATAGATATAGAGCGCATCTGACTAGCAACACCTTGCATTTTTGAGCCAAACGCTGTTAGTCGAGCAGAAGCGGTTTTTAATGAAGAATTTAACTGGGTAGCATCACCTTTGAGTACTACCCGTAATAAGCTATCCGCCATAAATGATAATTTAATTCAAAAATACAAAAATTAAGACTTTGCCCTTTCTTGTAAGGCAGCGTCCGCTCTTGCTTTGAATTTCTCGTATTGTTCAGGCGTTGATTTAGGTTTACCGCGCTCGGTATATACGTCTTGTGGTAATGGAAATAATTGCTCAGGGCGAACCATTTTAGCCTTTTTATCTACGTTTACATTGATAAGCATAGAGGCTATAAAACGTGTTTGTTCCCAACTTACGTTCAGCTTAATCATGTGCGCCTCGCCTAATAGTTGGTTTTCTTTCCACGTGTTGCCCCAAAACTTTTCAGGGTCTATGCCGACCTGTCCAATATAGAAGTCTAAAAGGGTTTCCCAGTCAAGTCGGCTGTTTACTTTCCCTCGTTTTTAGTAGTGCGCTTTACGTTACGCTCAATACCCATATTAAGTTCGTTACCTAATATGCGACTTTCAAGCATAGCATTGATAATATCGTTTAGCAGTTCCGCTTCTAAATCCTCTAACCAAGAACCAACTGTAAACTCGTTGTAGTCAGGTTCAACGCCTTGCTCTTGGTCTTGCGCTAATAATGCAGAATAAATTAGGGCGCGTATTGCTTTAAGGCTTAAACCGCCTTCAAATATCTTACCAACCCCCTCAAGGCTAACGCCCATAAGGTCAGTAAAGTTTGCCCAAAAGTTCATTGAAAAGTGCATGGTGCGGTTCTTACCGCCCAGCTTTGTGGTGTAATACCCTCGTTTTCTGTTTGCCATTGTATTCTTTGTTTGCCTAAAATTAACACAAATAGGGGTAACTAAACCCCTATCTGTATAAATTTATGATTTATGCTTTATTAAGCGTTAGTCGCTTTGGTAATAGCACCTGTAACGGTAATTGAACCGCTGTAAGAAACTGGTGCTTCCATATCAGCAGAAACCTCAATACTATCAATGTATCCTGTTCCTGTGTAAACTGAATCACCTGACACACTAGTTCCGAATACGAAAGAAATCGCTGTACGGTTGATAATGTAGTCTGCAAGTTCTTCAGCGTTAGTGGTATCGTTATAATCAACTAATCCATCAAAAGAAATAGTAGCACCACGAACACCGCTAATAAATTCAGCCCAACCGCTGCTATCTTTAGTAGTTGCTTCAGGCAAATCGTGTGAAAAACTCATTGAGCAGCTTGTAGTATGCCCAATAGTAACTTCGCTTCCTGAAGAACCTACTGCGAGAACAAGGTTAGTTCCATTAAATACTCCTGTTGTAGCCATCTATATAGATTTTATTTGTGTTTAAATTTTATTCAAATATACAAAAGAAAAAATTATGTGTTTTGCCACAACGTAGCCAGTAAATTCCATTGTTCAAAGATATTATTCCACACGCGTTGGTCTGGATAAATAAGGTGAAATTGTGGGCGCGTAAACGGTCTTGTGTTGTGTAGCGTAAAATCTACATTAAAAGTTGTTATGCTTTCGTATTCCGCAGTTTCTGAAACGTTATCTACAAACGCAGTACCGCCAAGTACTAAATCGCCACCCCCAAAGTCTTTGAAATAAACAGTAACAACTTGCCGAGTAATTATATACCCAGCAAGCTGCTCAAAGTTTAAAGTATCGGAATAATTGGTTAGCCCTGAAACTGCAACGCGACCACTACGCAGTCCTTGCATAAATTCAAGCCAACCGCCTGAAGCCTTTGTAGAAGTATTGGCTAAATCAACTTCTAAGCTAAACGTACTGTCTTTGCTATGACCAATTACAGTCCCATCAACTTCAATGAGTATGTCAGATGACTGTAAAAGTGCCATTACCCTTCAACTACTTCAGCGTCTTCTACGATAGATTCAAATGACCCATCTTCAAGGTTAATAGAAATTTTACCGTGCAAGTCCTCAAGTTCAATTTTTAGCTTTTGTTGTTCGTCTTGAATCTGCGCAGCAGCGTGTAATAAACCGTGCTTCTGCATTTCTAAAACGCCAAGGTCGTGCTTAATAGCATTTAACTTTTGAACTTGCTCTTGTAGCTTTTCTAAGTGTTCCTTTGAAATCTTGTTTGCCATAATAAAATAATTTTAACAAATATAGTTAATTAAGCTGTCGGTTCTTCAACTGGTTCTTCAGTATCTGTTTCTTCAAAAACAGGCTCAAGTGTTTCAGGAATAGTCAAACGCACCTGTGTTGGCGTAACCTTTTCAGCCATTCTTGCATCTAAACTTGCCTGTGTAGCCTCTAAGTCAATTAATGGCTTAATCCATTCAATAACATCAGCCTGTACTAATTGGTCTGCTGGTACGAATACTTCAGGTTGTGGTGCTGGTAAAACAACAGCATCGTTTCTGCTAACCATAACGCCATCTGCGTTGGTTGCCATTTGCGTGTAGTGTACTCGTGTAATCACGTTGCTAAGACCATCTAAGCTAACCTTAGCATCTACTGCGTTAATTCTAAAAGTGTAAGTGTTCATGTTTATAATTAAAATTTAAGTTATACGTCTAATACTTCAATACCTATGCCCATTTGCATTATGGCAGTACTTGAAAAGAAATAATCATTATCTAATCTTATGCGAAAATAATCATTATCTGAAGTGGAAGGTGTAAAGGCAAAACTAACAGTTGCTCCACTTGTTGAAAATGTTACTGCCTTAATCGTCCAAGGGCCACTTGAACTTGTGGATTGTTCTAAAAATATATTCCCTGAAAAATTACCTGAAACAGTATAATCGTGTTCTACATAAATCCTTACTTGGTAATCAGTAGAAAGTGGCGAATAGCCATATTGATAAGTATTAATAAGCTTCCAAATGCTGCTTGCTTCAGAACCTGCTGCAACTGAATCCTGAAACGTCATATAGTTAGCAAATGTGCTACTCAAATCACCTGTTCCACTATAAGCACCACCATCTGCGCCTGAAATGTAATTAAACCTTGTAACTTGGTTGTTCTCAAAATCTACAAACGAATCAGGCGTTGTTCTACCCCTTGCTAAGTTTATAGCCCTAAAAGATATATCGCTGTTAGTCGTTGTATAGGTATTAGTAAAATAATCCTTAATAAACTTTAGCGATAAAGGTCTTTCTATTGCCATTAGAATAAGCCTTTTAGGTTGTTAATCTCGGCCTTTAAATCTTCAATCATTTCTTGTTGCTCTTTTACTGTTTCAATAAGCAATGCTATAATACCATTGTACTCAACAGTTAAATAAGGTTCTTCACTTGTAATAGAGACTTCTCGTTTTTGTACTGCTTCAGGGAGTATCTTCTCAACCTCTTGTGCTATAACACCAGCAGAAGCCTTGCCATTGTGCTTCCAATCAAATGTATAACCATTAATCTGCTTTATCTTATCAATGGGCGAATCAATCGTCTTAACATTCTCTTTCTTATTTGCATCTGAAATAGTAGTAGAAGTGTAACCAATTATATCGCCTGTACATTCAAGATAGTTGTTTGTCTTATCTACTCTAACAGTATCAGCAATATCAACATAATCTGTACCACCCTCAACCAAATCAAGCATCTCAACACCACCAGCAAATAAGCGAATCCTATCAGCATCAAATCGCATATAGGTGTTGGTGTCGCCATTGTGATACAAAAATTGACCTAAGAATAAATCTCCAGTAAATCTTCCATCTCCAGTTACGTCTAACTCTTGGCTTGGCGAAGTGTTGTTAATACCTACATTGTTTGAAGCATCAACAGTAATAGTACTATTCGTTCCATTTGTTATTAAGGTGAATAGCCCATTAGACTGCAACTTTAATTCATCACCAATATCAGCGTATTGCAAATAAGCAGATTGTGCGCCAGCTTGATAAAATGCTAAATATGGGCTACCAACCGAACTGCTATCAATTCTTACAGTATCATAAGCCTGTATTGTTCCATTGACATCTAGAGTATAACTTGGCGATTTACCAATACCAACATTCGTATTCTCAAGTAAGAAGTCATTACCATTTACATTATAAAAACTTAAATCTCCATTTGCGTAATGGTATTGCTGCCATTGTACTGCGCCTGACGCTTGCCATTCAAGACCAACCGCAGTAGATGCACCTCTATTTAAAATGAATTCGTATGATGAAACATCAAATGTAATATCTGTATTAAAGGTTACAGCATCATAAAAGAAAACAGTACTATTAGCGTTTAAGCGACCATTTATTTCTACTACTTGAGTTGGGCTTATTTGTACAGCAGCTACACCATCTGTTACAAGTTGAATGTAATCGTCTTGATAAGTTGCGCCAATACCAAAGACCATTCCAGTAGCTGTTGTTCCTGTCGTTCTTACATTAAGTAAAGCGTTAGCCATTGCATATCCATCAGCAGATATTTTAGCATCTCCTGTTAAATATGCTGAATTAGCTGTTGAACCAAGTTGAAGTTTTCCACTTGCATTTAAATTTCCTGCAACAGTTAAATCACCAGCAGAACTGATGGTCATCTTAGGCGCAGAAAGGTTGTCATTAATGTTGTCAAAAGCAAAATACGTTTCGCCTGAAGGAATTCCTAAATTCCAATATGCTGTTCCAAAGTTCTCAAACTTCTGTGAAGTAAGTCCTGTGTTTTTTATATGAATATTAGCATCAGGGTTAGTTTCACCAATACCCAATTTTCTTCCTTCAAGAACCATTGAATAATCCCCAACGCCATCTATATAATTGTAGAATACAAGCCTACCATCATGTGCGCCTGCTGTTGTATCAGCTATCTCGCTAAATATCTCTGCGTATGGTATCTGCGTGCCTGCGCTATCCTTACCATAAAACAAGATATTACCAAGAGCATCGTTATTTGCTGGGCTTGCAGAGTTTCTATATAAGGCAAGGTTTGGGCCACTTGCAGCCCCTGAGTTATTATTTTCTAATAAGAAGTGCGTTAAATCACTTGTATCACTACTTGTTATATGAAGATATGCAGATGGGCTGGTTTCGTTGATACCCATACGACCATCTTCGTCAATAGTAGTTCTTATGGCGTTGTTAGTATAAAGATAAATGGGTCTATTATTACGTTGTCTTATTAAACCACCAGTACCACTTTCGTAAAAGTCAAACCCAGAATCTCCATCTACGTTTTTACTCCTTAAAACTCTATCCACTAAAGTAACTGTTCCTCCTGCGTCAGGCGACGTCGTTCCAATACCTACGTCACCTGAAGAGGTGATGCGAAGTCTTTCTGAGCCGTTAGTTTGGAATGCTAAAGGAAAATTATTCAAAGTTCCTATTTGAGCATATCCATTAAGAGATTCTAAATCTAATTGTGGATTAAATTCTCTTTCAACTCTTATTCTTGCCGCACTTCCGTTTCTGTAAATATGAAGTTCAGCGTCTGAGTCAGGAGAAACTCCTATCCCTACGTTCCCTGAAGAGTCTATGCGCATACGCTCTGATAAGTTGGTGTTAAACACCATATTGTTACCTACAGCACCTACTGTAACGTATGAAAGATTAGCCGTTAGAGGCGTTGTATTATCAGCAAAGCCAATGGTTGCAGTTGTATCTGAAGACCTAAATATTGCTACTTGATTTATTGTTCCACCTGAAACGTCCAAAGCAGTATAGGGACTACTCGTACCTATACCTACGTTACCATCAGAATCAATTCTTAATACCTCTGAATCAGCAACATAAAAGTACATATCATTTACGCTGTGGTCATAGGTTATACGACCTACGTTCACATCAGCAGAATCACCAAATTGAACTTGACTAAATTCGTCAGTAGAGCTTATTATTCTAACAACAGTATTTCCATCACCTTCAATGTGAAGGTTTGAAGAATATGATTCTGTTCCAATACCTACGCGCCCATCAGAATCAATCATCATTTTTGTATCGCCATCTATATCAAAAGTCATTTTAGTGTCTGCATGACTATTTGAAGGGTCAGCGTGTAATACTAAGTTTTGATTCTTTTTTAGGTGGTCAGGGTTGGTTGTATCAATAAAAAATTCTCTTGAAGCAGCACCACTTACTTTAAAAAGAGTGCCTGTTCCATCTATTTCAAGTTTAGCAGAAGGGCTGCTCGTGCCTATGCCTACGTTCCCATTAGAATCAATCCTCATACGTTCCGCTGTACTTACAGCATCTGAAGTTCCAAATGCTAATTCAGTACTCAATCCAACTGCACTAATAGTTGCGCCAAATGTTTCAGGAACTATTCTTATTCCTCTATTTGTTCCTCCTGATATTTCGGTAGCAAAAGTTGCAACAGCACTACCAACAGAACCAATAACATCTAAAGGTCTTAATGGTACAGCACCAATTCCTAAATATCCATTTACATCAAACGTAGTAAGCACATTGGTTAAGCTGTCTTGTAGCGTTAAAATAGGGTCTGAACCACCACCATTTCTGACAGTCCAAGTTTCACCTGAATTGGTTGTGATTAACTGTGCGCCTGAATCACTTGTAATGCTTGCGCCATCGTCAAGAGATAAATTACCACTAAAGTTTAGGTTTCCAAACACTTCAACACCAGTACTTGTGGTCGCTAAACGTGCGTCGCCCTCCCAATATAATATTACTGTTTGGTAATCGTATTGAAGCTGTAAATTCCAATTCCAATCTGTGCCTTGTAAATCCCCTACTGCTGTTGAAACATCAGATACTAAGAACTGCCTCCAACCCCCTGACTGCGACCATTCATCATGCAACACATAGCCAGCCTCTGTCGTTTCTTCAGTACCACTTGAATTATCTTTATGACCTACACGAATGTTAAAATTACCACCACCATCGTTGTAGGTTATCCAATGGCTTCCACCTTCAAAGGCAAGTGAATCGTTAGCTTCTAAATAAAGCGTTTGATTAATCGTTACGCTTCCATCGCTTCCATCAATGCGTATTCTATCTGCGCCTGTACCACCTGAATCATCTGTTCTAAATACAATATCTCCAGCAGAATTAAATAAGTGTAAGGCGTTTGCATCAAATGCGTTTGCAGAATTGTATGCTATTAAGCCCTTTTCGTATGTGCTTGCATCGCCAACGAATCTTAAAACACTAAAGGTTGTACTTGTATTATCCTCAAGTCTTATTTCTGCGCCATCGTCATCTTTGACGTGCAATTTAGATGAAGCGTTAGGCGTAGTTCCAATACCTAAGTTTCCATCTTGGTCAATGCGCATTTGTTCGGTGTTGTTTGTGTAAAAGCGCATATCATGAGAACTACTATCGTATCTCAATCTTCCGTAAGCTGTTTCAGTTGTTGAACCAAATTGTAATGTTATAGCGTCGGCTGTTGAAGATTCTAATCTGAATGCAATATTTCCACTATTTAGTAAATGAATATTTGTATTAGTATCAGGGCTTGTAGTGCCTAATCCTAAACGCCCAGAAGAATCAAAACGAGCAACCTCTACACCATTAGCATTAAACGTAATGGCATTATTTATATCGCTAACCGTAATACCATAAAGGTCAGACGCAATCGTTACTGCATTATCGCCAAATAACTCAAGACCATTGGTAGTATATATATCGCCCATTCTAATATATCCATTGGGCGTTCCACTTGATTCTAATCTTATATGTTTTTCAGCAGTTTGTAATAATAAATTACCATCTGTATCTATGCGTAAGCGTTCAGTATCATCTATCCTAAAAGATATATAAGAATTAGCTAGCGTATTAGCAACATCGTTTTCTATTATAAACGCTTCTGCTGACTGTCTAAAACGAGTTTCTCCTGTACTATCCTTTAAGTAAATGGAGGCAGTAGAATCTGTTGATTCAAATAAGGCTACGTTATTATCCACTCCTGAATTAATGTGGAATGTTTCTTGTGGGCTTACTGTTCCTATACCAAATCCAGTAGCATTAAGGCGCATACGCTCTACACCATCTAACTCAAATTGAATAGTAGATGAATCAGCTACGTTGTCAGGGTCTACCTGTATTAAGAAGTCTGTATTGACGTTTTTTAAATCAACCCTACCACCATCAGGCGAAGGTGAAGTGTCAATCAGGCTAATAGATGGGCTATTGTTTTCAATTATTAAGTTTTCTGAAGTAGTACCTCCAGCATCTGCATTTTCCCAGCGTTCTTCAGTAGCGTTATAAACTAATGCTTGACCATCTGTTGGAGTATCAATATAAACATCGTGCAGCATTGGCAAATAAAGCCCGTTATTGGCACGAACGAAAATTGTACCAACCGTTGCGCTTACATTAATAACAATAGCAACTTCTAAGTCAAGGTTAGGCGAAATAGGTGCAGTAGTCTGAAATGCGCCAGCAGTTGTAGAAGAAACATAAAGCGTTTGCCCTTCGGTGTAAGCACTTGTATCTAAGCCTCGTATTTTACCAAAGGTGGTTACTTTACCATCTTCGCCATTAGGTATATCTTCAGTTGTAATACCTAAAAAATATTTAGCCTCAATAGTACCATCGGCAATCATTGGCGCAACAGTCAAACGACCACTTGAACCAAGCGTACCTGTTACATAAACAGGCGTTCCATCAGGAATACCAACACCTGTTTGGTTTTTAACGTGTACGTGTATTTCTTGACCAACTTGAAGTGTAGCACCATTTTGTATTATATCAACGGTTTCTTCGTCTGTATTCCACGAAAGTGTGCCTTGCGTTCCTGTACCGCCTAAGAATTGTAAAGTAGTAGTATCAATATCAGTAGCCTTTAAGCTACCGTTAATGGTTACCGTATAATTTAGGTCAGGCGTAACACCAATACCCATCTTAGTGGTTGATAACCATATTGGCGCATCAGTACCGCGCCCATCGGAAAGTCTTTTAGCAGTTGAAGTTAGCGTATTGTTATCGCCAACTTTTATTATTGCATCGTAAGTATCTTGAACCTGTTTGCCGAATAAATCTACGCCCATTAAAAATGATTTTACTACAAATTTAATAAAAGGCGGCTAACGACTATTTTTTATCTTGGCTCGTGCCAAAATAGTAGGCGAACAAATTAGAAACAACTACGCCTTCAATCATACCCATCAAATGCACAAAAAGGTCATTGTCTAAAACAGTAGGTACATACACGGTAGCATAAACAACAAAGGCAAAAGAACCAAGCCCAACAAGACCTGTTAAAAGCATTAAATAATCACGCTTTCCAGCTTGCGCAACACCTACTTCACGTTTACGCGCACTATCTCGGTCTTGCATAGCTATTTCAATGCGTTTTAACGCACGTTCTTTTTCTTCTTGTGTTAGTTCTTCGTCTTTATCAATAAGTTCCTTTAAAACGCCTAAAACGCCGTTATCGGGCAATACATCACCTACTTTATTAAACAGCTTACCTATTGTTGTTTCGCTAAATGGTTTCTTTTTGTTTTCCATATTAGTAAGTCCAAATTACGTTGGCTGGTTTGTCAGGGTCGTTATCTACGTGAATAAAAGTGTTGGCTATGCCTATGCGATTGAATCCAGCTTTTAAAAGCGCATCAATAATAATATATCTATCGCCTGAAGATTTAATAGCTATATCGGCAGCGTAGCCTTTTAAGTGTGAACTGTTAGGACTTACTTTATACCCTTCTTTTTTAAGGCGATAAATATCAGCTTCAATACGAAATCCACTTGTAATAACAAAAGGAATGTTTGCTATGTGTCTTGCGTTGTTAAGCATAAACAAAAAACTTTTGTCCATAAGCTGACCGCTGCCTTCTTGCAATGGACTGTCAAACTCGTAATAGTTAAAGTAGTTTATCATCGCCCTTGACCTTTATATCGCTTTTTATAATTCTTAGAACTTTTTAATTTACTGCTTTTAGTTTTAGCCACTATTCCAGCGCGTTTCTTTTTTGGCTTTCGTATAAAAGTTGAGAAATTTGTTTTATTAGTTTTTTTCATTTACTATTTCTCTTAATCGCTGTAATTCTTTGCGTACTCTTTCTCTTTCAAGTTTATATTCTATCACTTCGGTTTCAAGAACTCTTATATCAGGAAATATATATGTGTTTTGGTTATATCTTATGCTTTTTATTTCTGATTCTGTTTCTTTAACTCTGTTCTCAAGACCGAGATAGAGGTAAACAGCAGTCCCAACAAGAATAATGATTTGCACCAACCATTTAATATTGATTGATAACGCGCTTTCATCATTAATTTTTGGCGTTGTCATCTTTGGTCATTTTATACCACTTAGCTATTGTATAAGCAATGGATATTAAAACCAATAGTATTCTTAAAACGAGTTCTATATTGGTAAATGAAACAGCGAGGCTGAATAAATTAAGGGCGTATATTTTCAAATCTTGTATATCCATTTTATTACTCGGTAACCCTTACAGAAAGTTCCATAATCGCTCTTTTGTAAGTATGGTCTTTTAGGTTATCAGTTAAATACGTTATTCCCCTGTTTTCAACTGTATATACTTTGAACCCATCGGCACTTAAATCAAAATAACCAGCGGTTCTTGTTCGCAACAAATTTAGGCAATCTGAAATAATTGAATTTACGCTTAATTCGCCTCCTGTATCGCTATCAAACCTATCCACAACCTCAACGCGAGTTATAACTTCTGCATTAAAGCTGGTAGCGTTTTGGTCTATTTCTGTACTGCTAACAGAATAAACACGAATGTATGGGAAGGCTGCACCACGTGGCACAGTATTATAAGCATTTATTGTTGTGCTGTTGTACGTAATCGCACCCGAAAGACGGGTTAAAATTGCTTTACGTATATATGGCATTGCATCGTTCATCTAAGTCAATTTTTTTAAGTCGCGTTCTAATTTTTGCAAAAGCATTTTATAGGCTATGCGTACAGAACTAAAAAAGAAA